TCTCTGACACCCGAATATGGCCCATCAATATCCGGGGTTACGAGGCCGGTTTTCACTGGTACAGAAAAACGATGTCAATAAACTGAGCGCCGGGTTGCCCTCTTCCGCCTTCGACGTGGGGTGAATCCTACTCAACCTGACGGATAATCTCCGCAACTCCTGACGGAAACTCAACTTACACACTTGGGAGATTTCCTTAGCGCGGCGGTCGGATTTTTCCTCGCGCGTAAGAAGCTTCTTCTCTTCGTTCAGAACAGTAAGAAGAACATCAAGATGGAAAACCAATACGGGATGTACCTTTTTGTACAAGTTGAGTAAGCTTAAGCTGTTAGCGAGCGGCGTGCCAAAAACTCGGCGGAGGAAAAAATTATTTTCGACTGCGGGCATTTGGCTCTCTGGCCGATCAGACAGATGTGACGACACCGCGAGGCTACCATCCGCACAAGCGTACCCCGCTCAGACTCCCGAGGCGGATTCCAGCCCCGTGTTCCGACATGATCCCGCGTCAGGAGCCCCGGAAGCCCGTCCAGCCCAGCATTCGAGAGCGGGTAGACGAGGGGTAGGGCGACGAGTATACTCGGCTCGGTTGTGGCGAGGCGAAAGCGTGCGATACTGGATCACTCTCATCCTGCTTGGGTTATGGCTTCTGGCGTTCCCCGCCACGGCTGGGGACGACCCAGCGTACGGTCTGTTCTCCCGCCCCTACTGCCATTGCGACGCCTGCTGTCGGGTCCGTGACGAGACGCTCACGAGCTACCAGGTCCGTCTCGCGGGTCGTTCAGGTGGCTTCGTCTTCAGGTTTGTAGTCTTCATTGTTGAGAGTATGAGGTCTGGGAGTTTTCTTGATAGTGAAGAGGTTGATTTTGTGTCCTTCTCATCGTATCCTGTAGGTGAGGAGGTTCAAACACATGACAAGTGACACGGGATGGGGCGGCAGGCGTGAAGGTGCGGGAGCTAAGCAACGGGAGCCTGAAGGCCCTGGGGTGCCGGTGAAGGTGCGCATCACGGGGCATATGATCGAGCGGCTGGCGGAGGTGAAGCTCAGGAGCTTCGTAGGCAACCGGCTGATGGAGATCGCGGCCCCGGCGACCCGCAGCGACTGCATGCGGCACGCGATGCACCTTGGGCTGAGCATTCACACCGCGCTGATCGAGCGGAAGCCCGAGAAGCTGCTCGGCCCGCTGCAGACCGCGCTTGAGGCGTCGAACGATATCGGACGGAAGGGCGTCCGCGAGGCGCTCCAGACGCTGAAGGACGCCCTTCGGCAGCGGTAGGATCGGCATGCGCGTAGAGCTACGCTATGGACCGGTATGGACGGGGTTCTTCGCTTCAGGTGCAGACGCGAGCTTCGCCATCCACAAGCACATGGGGCAGGTGCCCAACCCGCGGTTTCGCGCCGGAGGGGATGAGCCGCGGTTCTACAACTTCCTCAAGGGCGGACAATTTCTCACGGGTCTGACGGATTGGGTGGAGCCGAAGCTCGTCGCCGACGGCGTTGAGGTGGTCCGCACGGACTTCCCCGAGTGGCCCGCGGTCAACGGCTGGAAGCCGGACCTGCTCGGCTCTGACCTCACGCTTCGCCCCTACCAGGTCGAGGCGGTCAAGGCTTGCATAGTCGGCGGCAGGGGCGTCGTGGAGATCGCTACCGGTGGTGGGAAAACCCTCGTGTCTAAGGCGCTCACGAGAGCCCTGGGCACGCCGCGCACGCTCTTCCTGTGCCCGGACACGGCGGCGCTTCGCGACATGTACCGGCGGTTCTCATGGGTCTTCGGTCGTGAGCTTGTCGGGCGCTACGGTGAGGGCTACTCGGACTCCGATCGGCAGATTGTCATCGCGACCGTCCAGGGGCTTATGAACGGGCTCAAGCGCGGTCGCAGCATCGTGACGGAGCTGCTTGAAGACATTGAGCTGCTCTTCGTTGACGAGGTCCACCGGTACGCGACGGCAGACGCTTGGCGGGAGGTGATCCTCTACTGCCGGGCTGCGCGCCGCATTGCGCTCAGCGGCACACCGTTCAACGCCGGCAGCGGTCCCTACGATCCTGAAGACATGGTGGTGCGGGGCCTCGCTGGCCGCACGCTGGTGAAGCTCTCGGTGAGCAAGCTCACGGAGATGGGCTATCTCACGCCGTGCTCGTTCATTCGGTTCCCGGCCGGCGGAGAGGACAACTACGTTCGGAGCTGGAACTGGGCTACGGTCTACAAGGAAGGCATCGTCCGCAACATGGAGCGCAACGAGCGCATCGTCACCTTGGCGACGAACCTCGCGGACGCTGGAGCACGCCCCCTTGTCACCATCGACCATCTCGATCACGGTCGGGCGCTGCAGTACATGCTGCTCGCGAACGGCATCCTGTCGGTGTGTGCGTACGGGTCCGGGGCGCTCTTCGTTCCTCGCGAGCTGCTCGACGCTTTTGGGCCGGTCAAGTACACCGCTCCCGGCGTCAAGAGGGGGCAGCGGTGGATACCCTACATTGACCTCGTTCGGCACACGGAGAGTCGTTTCGTCCGCATTGAGGCGGACAAGCATCCGGAGGCGGAGGTGCGGGTACGGGAGCTATTTGAGGAGGGCGCGGTCGCAGTTCTCATCGGCTCCCGGATCTTCGACGAGGTGCAGAACATACCCTTCCTGACCGATCTCATCACGGCGGCAGGCTACAAGCGGGGTAAGCGTGTTCGTCAGCGCATCGGGCGCGTGCTGCGGCTGTACCCGGGGAAGACGGCGGTACGTGTTTGGGATCCTCAGGATACGGTCCACAAGTTCCTCTCCAAGCATTCGGAGGAGCGGGAGTCGGTTGCGCGAGACGAGGGTCATCGGGTAGCTGATGGTCGGGTCGCTCCTGCAGAATGCCTCCTTCGGTTTCGAGACGTGCTTCCGAGGTACCTCAGGAGGGCTGACGTGCAGCTCACGAGCGTGAGTGTGAAGGTCGGGATGAGCTTGCCGTTGCAGAACGGTGCGATGGCTCACCCCGAGGTGGAGCTTACCGCGGCGCTTGACGAGGGCGAGGACGGTAAGGCAGTGGTTCAGCAGCTGGGCGTCAAGGCGCTCGGTGCTTGGTTTCAGGAAGCGCACAGACAGTCCTACTGGCTGTCGCAGGTTGCGACCGCGGGCGTGCAGGCTTCGCTGGCACAATTCATCGAGCATCGCAAAGGGTAGGCGGCGCACCCGTGATCGAGGAGACAGCCGCAAATTACGATTTTGGTACTACTTTTCAGTTCTCCGCAGTCGCGATGGCACTGCGAGATCCGGATTTCCTGAAGCTGTACGGGGATGTCTTCAATCCCAGCTACTTCACGCATGTCAACCTCAGCACAATTGCTGATTTACTGAAGCGACACTTCGAGCGCTTTCAGCATACGCCGAACATCGATGCCCTGGAGGCTTCGTGTAGTGAGCACGCGCGGAAGTACGGTGGTGAAGCTGACAAGGCGGCTACGCTACGCGCTGAACTACACCAGCTGATAATCAACCTCTGCGATCTGTCACTCAACGATGCTCAGTATATTCGAGAGCGGATGGTTGCCTTCGCGCAGGAGCAGGCGTTGAAGCATGCGATCCACGAGGGCATCCGGCTGATCGAGAAGAAGGAAGAAGGCGACTACACGCAGTACCGGGAGGTCGTCGAGAGGGCGCTGCAGGTCGGTGTGGCTCGCGAGGCGGGTATCACCTACGAGGACGTCGCGCCCGACCTGACGGCATACATTCGCACGTCAGGCGTATATGACCCCGCACGTAAAGTGCCCTTCGGTCTGGCGCAGCTCGACCGCGAGATCAAGGGTGGCATCGGTGCTGGGGAGTTAGCGGTTGTCGGAGGCCGGGCCGGGCTCGGCAAATCAACGCTACTCGTGAATCTCGGCAAGTCGGCGATGTTCACCTTTGGCAACCAGAGCAAGAGCAACGGCCGCCGCCCGCGTGCTGTCGTTCACGTGACGCTTGAGCTGAAGGAGCCGGACGTCGCGGTCATGTACTCGGCGCTGCTCGCGGGCGTCACACGTGACGATCTTGTCATGGGTACGGACGCGTACAAACCTCGGATACAATCGGTGCTCGACGACGTTGCGCCGCTCTTCATACGCTACTTCTCTTCTGCGTCAATCGGAACGAATGAGTTGGAGTGGTACGTCAGTAGCCTGACATTGCAGAAGGACGTAGACATCGGGTTGCTGATCGTCGACTACGCGGACCTCCTGAATGACATAGGCGGCAAGCGCGGTGACGACACGTACCGCGGTGCAGGGGCCGTCTACAGCCGACTCATCAACATCGGCGACAAGTTCGGCTGTGCCGTTGCGACGGCGACGCAGATCAATCGTGAGTGGGCGTACGAGAGCGTCGTCGACCTGCGTGGCGTTGCGGATTCCTTCTTGAAGGGTGCGCACGCGGACATCTTCGTGCTGATGGGACAGTCGCACGTGGACGCGAAGCTTGGTGTCGTCAAGCTCTTCCTGGGCAAGAACCGACGCGGTGCGTCCAACAAGACAATCCTCTGTGGGCACAACGGTGCTCTCGCGTACATCCGAGAGTTGGGGCCGGAGGAGATCGAGGTCTTCAAGAAGCACGTCGCCGATCACGCTGACGACGAGGTCCGCAGTCCGAGGGACCGGGGAGGGGGCTGGCGTGGGCGGCGTTGACAAGATCGTGCATCGGCTGCGCGGTAAGCTCGGCGCGCCTATGCAAGCTCCCGGCGACGAGTGGCGCTTCAATAGCCCCTTCCGTCAGCACTTCCACAACCCGGGCAAGGATGACACGGGCGGGCATCTCTACGTCAACCCTGACCGTGGCAAGTTTATCTGCTACAAGAGCGGCCTGTCGGGCGGTATGGAGCATCTGTTCAGGTTGCTCGGGCTCGACTACGAGGGAGCCGAAGACGAGGTCACGCCGGTACCGACGGCGGAGCTGCGTGAGCGTCTGACGGCTCTCGACGCGCCGGTCGACACTTCTGTGCCGACGAACGACCTCCCCGACTTCTATGAGCCGGTGCGTTACGGCGGGTGCGTGTACGACTACCTCCATCACGAGCGTAACGTGTCCGACGAGGACATCGTTCGGTACCGCTTGGGGCAGGGCACGGTCAGCTCTGGACAGGATCACATCCTTGTCATCCCAAGCTTCGATGAGGAAGGTCAGTGTGAGTTTTGGCAGACCCGTCGGACGGACGGGGTAGAGTCGAAGGTGAAGTACCGCAACCCGCCTGGGTCGAAGCGTCGGTTTCACGTTGGTTTCATCGAGGTCGCGCGCGCGGTCGGCACGACTGTCGTCATAACCGAAGGCGGCTTCAGCGCTATAACTACTGGGCCTGACGCGGTTTGTATGTACGGAAAGTTCATATCGGACTACCAGCTTTTGAGGCTACGGAATCGAGGCTTTCATCGTATAATCATCGCACTGGACGGCGATGTCCCCACGAAGACCGTTGTCAGCGTAGCGACACGGGCACTGGGGTTTGGGTTGGACGTTGGTTATGTGGCGATGGCGTACAAGGACGACCCGGACGACATAGGGCGAGACGTGATGCGAAGACGGATCAATGAGGCGCAGCCGCTTACTCGGACTGGCCTTCTTCGTCTTCGCCTCGCACGTCTATGACGGGGGACGGTGTGGACGACATGCGCGAACGGTTGGAGGCTCTCGCGAAGAACTTGCGGGGTCTCGTGGATACGGCGCGTCGGAAGTTTAGCTGCCCGAGCTTCATTGATACAGACGACGTGCTCTACACGTCGCTTATTCCTGTCGAGGAGGCGACAAGACCGTTCCCGATCGGTAGCAGCGACTGGCGGAACATCAGCACTGCGATCGTCAGGCGCACGTGCATCAACGTCATGCGGAGCTGGATCGGCCGGAGGGTCGTGCGTAAGTCTGTGCATATGGACGACGACTTCTTCAATTCGCTGCTGGCACCGTCGGAATGGGATCCCGTGACGGTTGCGGTGATCTCCGACGAGGTCGACTACCTGCAGCAGCTCGTTGGGTTCAGCGAATCCTTTACTGCCCTCCTTCGTACCTGCGCACACACGGGTCAGCGGATCACGCCGACACTCGTCGCGCAGTCCCTCGGTTGTGGAGACGGAAGCGCACGGTACCAGCTGCGTAGGCTGCACGATGAGGCGCGGCGCATCTACCCGAATGCACCATTGAAGAGGGGATGCGCGTGCAGCTGAGTCCGTTGTGCGAGAAGTGCCCGCTGAACGCGGCGCAGGGATGTGCTCCCGTTCTACCGAAGATGCACGCGCCGGAGCATGAGCCGCGTTACCTCGTGCTTGGGGAGGCGCCCGGACCGACGGAGGTGCAGCGCGGTATCCCCTTCGTCGGCGACGCGGGAGGGATGCTGCGCGAAACGCTTGTCGAAGCGAAGATCGACATCAACGACTGCATCTTCGCGAACGCGACGTGGTGTATGCCGCACAAGGACGGCATGGCGACGAAGTTCCGCAAGCCGACACCTGAGGAGACGAGCGCCTGCCTTCCGCACACGCTGCGACTCATAGAAAAGCACTCCCCTCCGGTCATCATACTCGCCGGCAACGCGGCTCTCGAAGCCTTCACGGGCCTGAAGAAGATCACCGCGGAGCGGGGCAACGTCTACCGTCTCGGCGACTTCTACCAGCGCCTCCCCCGGTCGCTGCGCTACCTCGACTACCACAAATGGGCGGGCGACAACGCGCCGGATGCGCTGGACGGATTCTGGCGCTACCGCTTCAAGGCCGCAGACGGGACGGTTGCGCAGCTGCAGATGGACGGCGCGCAAGAGCACGGCTACCGCCCGTTCCTTGAGGATAAGACGACGGTCGTCCCGGTCTTTCACCCGAGCTACGTCCTGCGTGAGGGAAAGGGCACGAAGACGCACAGCCTCTTCCGTTCTGATCTCCTCTCTGCAACGACGATCGGCAAGCTTGCGAGCGTCGAGAAGAAGTACAGCGTCATCAACGATTTCGACGCTCTCGAACGCTACGCTGATGAGACCATCGAGATGCACCGTTCCGGCACGTGCGACTTCATCGCGGTCGACGTCGAGGGTTCAGAGGAGCTGGGCGAGAAGTACATCTGGATGAGCCCCTTCCACCCGCGCACACGCATTTTCACGGTGCAGGTGTCGCGCGAGGACCACGAGGGTGTGCTCATCCTCGTGAACCACGTCGATAGCGTCTTCAACACGCCCTTCATGCTCCGCAAGTTCATCGCGGTCTTCTCTCGGCTGCTGCATGCGGTGCCGGTCGTCGGCCACAACTACGAGTTCGACTACAAGTTCCTCCGCTGCAAGCTGGGCATCAAAGACTACAAGGTCGTCGGCGACACGTTGCTCGCGGATCACTGGCTGACGATGGGTCAGGACGTCATGCGGAACCTGCCGGCGATCGGTCGGCGCTACCTTGGCGCGCCGAACCACAAGGTGGAGATGCGGGCCTGGCGTCTCACGAACCCCGGGAAGACGTTCGAGGACGCACCACGCGACATAGAGACGCGCTACGGATGCCTTAGTGGTAACAGTCTTGTACAGCTCGGAGACGGCTCGTGGAGGCAGATTCGTGCTCTCGTGCAAGATCGCTATGACGGGACCGTGAAGGCTGTTGTGGATGGTTGTGTGGTAGATGCGACCGTGACGGGGTGGCATCGTGCTGACGTTCGTCAACGCGAGTGGTACAGGCTTGTCACCTCGACGACGCCGGACGGGTCCGGCCCGCTGTTTACACCAGAACACGAGATATACACGGACCGTGGTCGTGTTCGTGTGGATGAGTTGCAAGCTGGCGTTGATTCCATTCTCACAGACGAGAACACGTTCTCTTCGGATCAGATGTCGGTCTTTCTCGGTACGGTTCTCGGGGATGGCGGACTGGGGGGCCGTAACGGTAAGTCTGTTGGGCTGCGCTTCGGTCAGCGTAGCAGCTGCGTTGGTTATGCGGAGTGGAAGGCGGCGGTGTTTGCCCCGTTCTCTCCTAAGCACATACAAGCACCCGACAAATTTGTTCGCTACGCTCTTCCCTACTCTCGGTACCTCGCGTCCCTCTTGCGATTGTTCCCAAAACGCAAGCGGGAGGATCACGGTCACTGCAAGACGAAGATCACGGGCAACGTCCTATCCCTACTTGGTGTTCTCGGGCTTGCGGTGTGGTATCAGGACGACGGCACACTCGTGAAGAACCGAGACGCTTCCAGAATCTATGCGAAGCTGCCTGACGAAGAAGCGCAGCTACTTGTCTCCTGGCTTCAGCGGTTGTTCGGTTCGGAGGTCGCGTACAACGAGAGGCAGGGGTTCGTCAGAATTCGCGGTGGCGCTTTTCAAGAGTTTCACAAAGTAATAGCTCCGTTTGTGCATCCGTCGATGGCGTACAAGAGCCCGTTGACGATAGTCGGAAGCGAGGTTATTTCTCCAGAGGCAGGCCCGTTGTTCTACGAGCTGTTAGAGCGCGTTGAACCGGCACACCCGGATGTACTTGCGGCGCGTGGATGGGGTGTACGCTTCTGCCTGACAGTTCCGGAGGCTGGTAACTTCGTAACGCATGTTGGCGTTGTAGCGAACTGCGGCGACACGGACGTGACGCGGCTGGTCTACAAAGAGCAGGTTGAGCAGCTTCGCGACGAGGAGCGCTACGACGACTACTACAGGCTCTACTTCGGCCAGCATGAGTCATGGCAGGCTATCGTAGACATGATGTACCACGGCATGCTCTACGATCCCGTCGAGTGGGGCAAGCTGAACGAGCGCTTCCCCGAGCGTATCACTACCGTACGGCAGAAGCTCAATGCGAATCCGCACGTGCTCAACTGGATTGAGCACAGCAGCAAGCAGCACAACATGCGGGCTGAGGAGTACAACTACGAGCTGAAGGAGTCCGGTAACAAGCGCAAGAAGCCGCGGACGCTTTACGACGCCTCGACGTGGTACCACGAGGTGGAGACCGACAAGAAGACGGGCGAGACGAAGCATACCCGCTGGTGGAACCCGAGTAGTGACAAGGCGTATGATGCTCTCGTGCTGCATGGGCTCGGCATCATGGATCACAAGCACTTCTTCAACGACTTGGAGACCCGCGAGAGGGGCGACACACCGAAGCGGTCCGAGCACAATCGGGCCATCTTCACGTCGGCTTTTGCACGTATGGCGAGAATGGCGCGGGAGGCGCTGGCGGAGGTCGAGGGGAAGAACGACCAGCGCGCGGCCATTCAGATGCACACGCACAACGCTACGGTGTACTCCTCTGCGTCTGAGCTGTTTGCCCTGACGAACCAGCTCGCGTCGCTGACGAAGACGAACAGCACGTACGTGCGCGGCGTACCGAAGCTCACGGCCGACTACCCGGTCGACGACAAGAACCCCGCGGACGTGCGCAGCCGCATGCTTCCCATCTACCGCCCCTTCGCGGACCAGCCCCTCGCCTATTGCCTGCACTCCGAGCTGAAGATGCACGGCACGGTGAGCGGCCGGCTGTCCAGCGCGAACCCGAACGGGCAGAACTGGCCGAAGCGTAAGGCTGACAAAGAGACGGACGTCACGAGGATCTACATCTCTCGGTGGTGTGGTCGCGGTGGCCTCCTGCTCGGCGCAGACTACTGTCTCGTAGCTGGTACGCCGGTCGTTACCGCGGATGGTGTGATGCCCATCGAGGAGGTCGTAGAGAAGCTGCCTCCTGTGCTCTCGTCTCCCGACGGTCGCACGGTCGAGTTCCAACGTACGACTCGGGGTGCTTTGGTGGGGACGCTTCCCATCGTTGAGATGATGTTGGAAGACGGAAGCGTCGTCCGGTGTACGGAAGACCACAAGTGGATGCGGTTCGACGGGTCGATGGCAAAGACCTCGGAGCTACGTCCGGGTGACCGGCTTGCGCACGTACGTTCAGGGCTCTCGGGGCACTATCCGACGTGGTATATGCGGAGCAACCGTGATTACGCTTACCAGCACCACGCCCTTGCGGACTTCCTCTTTCCGAGTTCTCGCGAAGGGCGACACAGACGTGAGCTTGAAGTCGATCACATAGATGGGGACATCGACAATAACACGCGCGAGAACCTACGTGTCATTTCTCGGGTGGAGAACAGAGGGCAGGGCGGTAAGCGTTGGTGGACCGAAGCATCCGATGAGGAGCGCAAGGAACGATCTCGCAAGCTTGTGGCGGGGCAGGCGAAGCGTCGGTCCTACACAGGTTCCGGGAATCCGAACTTCGGAAAGACGAAGAAGGTGGAGGCGGTGTGCCCGACGTGCGGTGTGACCTTCCATGCCGCGCCGTCCGCGCGTAAGAAGTTTTGCTCTAAGTCGTGCTACACGCCGGAACGACGTAGCGCTGCGCGTAAGCGTGGGAGCGGGAACCATCGCGTCAGGTCGATCAAACCTGTCGGTGTGGCACCGGTTTATCAGATTACCGTTGAGGGTACACACAACTATGTGCTTGGGAACGGGCTCGTCAGTGGCAACTCACAAATCGAGGTGAGGGTTATGGTTATGCTCGCTGTCGCGCGAGACATAGCTGTTGCGATTGACAAGGGTCTCGACATCCACAAGGTCATGGCGTCGCGCGTGTACCGCTGCGCCTATGAGGAGGTCACGAAGGCGCAGCGCACGCCGACGAAGAGCATCACCTTCGGCATCCTCTACGGTCAGGGTGTCAACGCGCTCGCGACGAAGCTGCAGATAGCGAAGGAAGAAGCAGAAGCACTGGTTAAGGTGTTCTTCGATCAGATTCCCGAGGTCAAGCTGCTCATCGACCGCTACCACGCGTTCGCTGAGGAGAACGGCTACATCGACACTCTCTTCAATCGGCTTCGTTACATCCCGACGGCGCAGAGCAAGAAGCAGTATGAGGTCGCGGGCGCAAAGCGGCGTGCGGTCAACACCCCGATTCAGTCGGCCGCGAGCGACATGACGCTGTCGGCGATCGGAAGGTGCTGGAAGACGGCGAAGGCGCTGGGGATCCCGAACGGCATTCCGTGGCTTACCATTCACGACGCGCAGTATTGGGATACGCTCGACTGCACCTTTGACCTCATGGAGCTGATCTACTATCAGATGGCGCTTGCCCCCTACGAGTTGTGGGATTGGGTCATGTGCCGGCCCGAAGCGGAGTTTGACCTCGGGACGACTTGGGGCACGATGGTCGAAGCGAGCTTCCTCTGGGAGGACCGGGAGACGTACGTGTTCGATAAGGAACACCTCAACCTCACTGGCTCGCCGGGGAAGCTTGACCTCGTGTGTGACGAGTGGCGTGGGCTCAAGGTCATCGGGGAGAAGGAACATGCGCACGAGCCGGGGAAGCTCGTGCGCACGGTCCGGGTCAAGCGTGATCGAGTTTACTGCACGATTGAGAAGAAGCGGTTAGTGGACGGCAGCGGCTCTATCGTGAAAATCTGACGACGTAGTGCGGGAAATCACGCTTGGGGCCGATTAGATAGATGGAGGTTGGCATGGACGGCAAGCGGATCGTTCTCTGCGGCGCAGCGAGTGAGCGTGGCGGTTACGTCGCGGAGGTGCTCAGGCAGCGCGGACATAGGGTCTTCGGTGTTGGGCTTCACGGGCCGGACTACGCGGTCGACTTTGCGCTTGCGGGCGACGACGTCGCGGAGGCGGTCTTCTCGCGCGCGTTCGCGGCCTTCGACGGTTTCCCTGACACGCTCGTCATCCTGTCGTCGAGGCACTTCACCGGAGAGATGGCGGATCATACGCCGACGATCATCAACCAGGGCATGAGCATCAACTTCGTTGTGCCGTTCCTGCTCCTGCAGCGCTTCTGCGACAACGTCGACAAGCACCGTGTTGACAACGCGTCAGCGGTGTTCGTGCTCGGGGCGGGCAACACGCCGCACGCCTACACCTACAACGCATCGAAGGCGGCGCTACGCTCGGTGCTGAAGACGCTTTCGCTTGACCTTGTCGAGGGGGAGTCGGTACCCGTGCGCCTGTTCGGAATCGCGCGGACGTGTCCGCACTGCTCGCCACACAATCGGCCTGACGCGCCGTCAGACATGGCGAACGTGGTTGTCTACATGATTGAGGACGCGCCCGCCTTCATGAGCGGGACCGTCCTCACACTGGGGGGAGGTGTTGGTGGCTGACCTGACCATATGGCGGAGGCTGTTCGTGGAGTTGTGTGAGACCCTTGACGGCTCGGAGGTTCCGCTACTCGACGAGGAAGGAGCGCGGAACCTCAACGCGGTCATCGACATTCTGGAGTCCAAGTTCAAGCTCGAACAGCTTGGGCCTGCGATGTGGGATGCTCCCGGGGTCGCGGCGATTACGGCCTTCTACGCGCGTACGTTCCGCCACCGCACGAACCAGCAGAAGGACATCCTTGACGAGACGGCTGCGGTCTTCTACGTCGGCGAGAAGAAGGTTCTCAACGTGACGGGTAAGGTGCCGTCTGACCGTTCCATTGACGAGCAGGTCAAGACACACGGACCGTACGTGCAGCACAAGCGCTGGCACGTCCGGCTGACGCACTACGCGTCGAAATTAGGTGAACTGCACGAACTCATGACTGTACGTTGTCGGCTGCTCGAACAGCTCAGCAACAACTACAGGCAGGAGCGGCGCATAGAGGAGGAGATGGCGTAGTGGTCGACATCAATGCACTTGGTGTGCAGACGGTTGAGGGCATTCGCGCCGCGAAGGCGCAACTTGACGCGGACAGCCAGCCAGACAAGCGGTTCTTCAAGGTGCCGAAGTCGACGAAGGTCTACTTCTACATCCTGCCGCCGTGGTCGGTGAAGGCGAACGGGTTCTTCGGCAAGGTCGTCTTCAAGTGGTGGTTCCCGAAGGCGTGGAAGACGAACCCCGTCATCGGGCTGAAGACGTGGAACATGGGGGAAAAGGATCCTATCGAGATCGCCGTTGAGGAGGTCCAGAAGCTCAGCAGGGACGTGCGCAAGTCCGTTTCGCTGAACAAGCGGGCGCACATGAACATCCTGCTCATGGGCCGCGAGAAGTACGACGAATCCGGTAACATGATCCAGGCGTTCACGCCGTACGAGGACAAGGCGCAGCGCGAGCACCTTGCGCAGATCGCGGACTTTCCCACGAGCATCTACAACGAGATTATGACCCTCGTGATGGGTCTCGGTGAGGACAGCCTCATCACTGCCATGCACGCTGCGACTCCGGTGTGGGTCAAGCGCGATCACGGCGAGCGGCTCGACACGAAGTACAGCGTCGGCATGCTCATGAAGGACGTCACCGCTGGTGGTCCCGGTGGTCGTATCACGCGTAACGTGTTCGCCGAAAACGAGGCCCGCCGCGTCGAGATCATCTCGTCGATGTACGATCTCGACGACGATGTCTTTCCGCCGCCTGAGAACACGAAGGAGTACGACGACGCCGCCGCTCAGGTGCGGGCGAAGTTCGGCGCGGAGTACCTCGCCGGAAGCGGTGTCGGAGCCCCGGTCGCGGGTGCGATGGTTCCGGCCGCTGCGGCTGCGACCCTGCCGATGTCGATGGCTGTCGGGTCGACGGTTCCGGCGGGCTACGTGCCCCCGACGACTCCGCCGGCCGCATCTCCGGACCCGGCACCCGTACCTCCGCCTGCTCCGCCGGCCCCGGCCCCGGCCCCGGCTGCTGTGAACCCGAACGCTCCCCCGCCGATCCCGCCACCTCCGCCGGCCGCTCCGGCAGCTGCTGCGAACCCGAACGCACCGCCGCCCCCGCAGGCAGCTGCTGCGAACCCGAACGCGCCGCCGTCGTCGATGCCATTCTTCGGCAACACGCCGCCCCCGGTGCCGCCCGCTCAGTCGGCTCCGCCCGCACCCGCACCGGTTCCGGCGCCCGCTCCGTCCGCCCCTCCTGTGGTCGGAGCGCCGCCCCCGGTGTCGCCGCCCCCGGCTCCGCCTCCGGCGTCGAAGGCCCCGGCCGCAAAGAAGGCGTCTCGCAAAAAGCGCAGTACGCGCAAGAAGGCTGCGCCTCCTCCTGAGGCCACGGAGGAGGTGGTCGTGATCCCCGCGGAGCAGGTTGACGCGTGTCAGCAGAAGCTGCTCAGCGAGGTGTGGGCTGGCAACACGCCCCCGGTCATCGGTGGCAACGCGCCGAACGCCGGCAAGCCGGTGTGCTACCGCGTCTACGGATCGATGCAGAACGGCGAGAGCCTTCACCTGTGTGAGACGTGCTCGTACGCGACTCCGTGCGAGATGTCGCAGGAGAGCTGATGGCTATCCGCGACGTCGTGATGAGGACGGCGAAGTACCTCATCAAGCGTAAGATCGTGGGGGCGGGACTCCCCACGGTCGCCTCCGACTTCGGAGTCGGGGACGTGTGGGGTTGGCTTCCGTCCGGCATCACCATTCTCGACTACCTCACCGGTGGGGGCCTCCCCATCGGGAGGTGCTCGGAGGTCTACTCTCTCAAAGAGAGCGAGGGGAAGACGACCCTCCTTCTTCTTTACGTGGCGCAGATGCAGCGCCTTGGTGGCGTCGTCGTGTGGTTGGAGAGCGAATCCGCCATCGACAAGTACCGCGCGGAGCGGCTCGGCGTCGACCTCGACCGCATGATGATCTACGGGCCTCCGACGCTGGAGAAGGGCTTCGAGGTCATACGTGAGACGCTCGCCGCGATCGGCGACGATGCCGACCTCAAGGGCCTCCCGGTTCTCATCGTGTGGGACACCATCGGTTCCGCTCCTACGGAAGCAGAGAAGGAAGGCGACAGCTACGGCGACGGCATAAGCAAGGCCGCTCGCGTGATCCGGGAGGCGATGCGGGACTTGACGCTGGAGCTGCACAAGTGCCGGACGCACATTTGCTTCGTCAATCAGAGCTTCGTCGACATCAAGGCTGCAACTATGCCCGGTGCGAGCCGCAGGGCAACACCGAAGACGACGCCGGGTGGGGGTGGCATCAAGTTCCACGCGAGCGTACGGCTTGAGATGAAGCGCATCGGCTGGCTCAAGGACGAGCGCGAAGAGATTATCGGCATCGTTACGCGCGTCACGTCGAAGAAGAACAAGATCGCCCCGGCGATGCGCGAGATAGACCTCGTGCTTCATGGAGCGCTGGGCTACGACGAAGCCGCGACGTTGTTCGGCTTTCTGAAGGGCACGCCGGCCATCACCAGTTCCGGCAGCTGGTACGCGACAGCGTCGGCGACGGGGGAGGTAGGCGGCAACGGGAACCTCATCATCAACCCGGTGCGTGCTCAGGGGGAGGATAAACTCCTCAAGCTCGCTCGGGAGAACCCCGACATCGTGACGTATTGGCAGGCTATGGCGGCTCACCACTGGCCGCTCCCGCCCGACCGTGCGTACGACGACAGCGGCTTCGTCAGACCGCTTGAGAAGTACCGCAAGGAAGCCCCGAAGATAGAGGCAGAGCCCGAGCCTGAGCCCGTTCCGCCACCGGCGAAGCGGGCAGCGAGAAAGACCGCCGCTCTGGACAAGAGGCGTACGCGTAAGTCGGCTCGTAAGAAGGAGTAGCGTACCGCGTACAATTTCGAGAGTTTTCTTGTTGCTCACATCGCATGTATGTTGTAAGCTTCGTGTAGAGCAAAACTCAACATGGAGGGCGCAACATGCTCATGCTTCACTGTGGTGCGAAGGCTGTGACTCGTGAAGAGCTTCGGGAGATCCCGGTCATCAGGCCGGAGAAGGTCTCGGATCGGTGGAAGGGTACGCAGCATGGCGAGTGGGTCGACGCCCTCTCGCGGAGCCTCGAAGGCTTCGGCCTGAAGGTCGAGGAGGAGCGCTTCGGAGTCGCCGGCCCGAACGACGAAGACCTGTTCGGTGTGTTCATCATGAAGGCGCCGCAGTCGTTTCAGGACATACCCGGTGGGCTCGCGCCGGCCTTCGGCATCCGGCACTCGAACCGCTGCCTTCACGCTCACATCGTCGTGGTCGGCGGGCGCGTGTTCGTCTGCGACAACGGCGTCGTCGCTGGAGAGTACGTCATCAAGCGCAAGCACACGTCGGGCGTCAACATCAACGAGATGGCTCAGCTGGCGGTCAACACGTGGGCGATGCGGGCTAACAACCTCGCGATCGTCACGAACCAGCTGCGCGCGGTCGAGATCGACGAGCCGAAGCTCAACCGCTTCGTCGTCGGACTCGGCGAGGATACGTCCGCGGGCTGGTCGCGCGTCGGCAGCATCCTGAAGGAGTGGCGGGAGCCCCGTCACGAGGTGTGGACGGAAGAGCGCAACGGTTGGGGGCTGTACAACGCCGTCACCGAGATCGGCAAGTGCTACAAGCCGGGTCGGCAGCTTCAGCTGCTCGGCGAGGCGCGGGATCTGATTCTCAACCTCAACTGATCGTAAAGCTCTTGATACTGTGCCCTTCGCATCGTCTACTTAGGTGGGCGTTGCGAAGGGTATCGGTCTGCATGGGAAGGAATGAGGATGGGCGGCAAGGGCGTACGGAAGTCCTCGTTGGATGATTTCAAGGTCGGCGACCTCGTCTTTTGGACCAGTCAGGCCGGAGGCTACGCTGCTCGTAAGACGGGGACGGTGCTGTTGCTACTGCCGAAGGGCGCGCCGCTTGACCGCAGATGCGATCACAAGCGTATTCGCGTGGCAAACTACTTGTGCCGGTATGACAGCTCACGCTCAACTCGGGACCGGATGCTCGTGAGCGTTCCGCGCACGGGGAAGACCGGTAAAGAGCTGAAGCCGGCGCTGTACGCACCCATCGTGTCCGGAATCAGAAAGTGCAAGCGTAAGGTGTAAATTGAGCGAGTTCACGGACCTGGTCTTTGGTGACGATGGGTTGCTCGCTGCGCAGTTCGAGGGTTATGAGCCCCGGTCGATGCAGACCGACATGGCGAACGCCGTCGAGGCCGCTTTCGGTGCGAAGGAGCATCTGATCGTCGAAGCCCCGTGCGGCACGGGGAAGAGCTTCGCATACCTCGTGCCTGCGGTACAGAAGGCACTGGCAGCGAAGGTGCAGGTCATCGTCGCGACGGCGAACATCGCCCTACAGGAACAGCTCGCGTCGAAAGACCTCCCCTTCTTGCAGGGGCTTCTCGCCGACGACGCGTACTTCACCTTTGCGCTGCTCAAGGGGAAGGGCAACTACCTCTGCACACGCCGGCTCGGGAAGTTCTCTGCCAAGGTCGAGTCAAGGTCCGTCAATCTCCCCACGTGGAAGCGAAAGCAGCTCACCGACATTCAGGCATGGGCCAAGAAGACGGTGACGGGAGACAAAAGCGAGCTGGACTTCAATCCCGACGGCGATGTGTGGATGCACGTGTGCGGGGACACGGAGGAGTGTGCTGGCGATAGCTGTGATGGATTCACGTGCTACTTCCTGCGTGCCCGCGCGACGGCGAATGAAGCGAACATCGTCGTCACGAACTACCACCTTCTCTTCGCACATGTGGCTCTGTTGCACGCGACGGGTAGGCATTGCATCTTCCCGGACCTGCAGTACCTCATATGTGACGAGGCGCACGAAATTCCTAACATCGCGCGGTCCTTCCTCGGGTGGCAGGTCACGGACTACGCGCCGCGCCACATCGTCAACCTTCTGGAGGAAGAAGGTGATCGGCTCGCCGACAGCGATAGCAAGGACGACAGGGACCGGGGACAAGTCTTTTTTCGTGTAGCGCAGGAGGTCGACGCCGAACACCGGAAGCTCTTTCAGGTGTTTGACAAGCTACGTACGGACCCCGAACGCATCTACTACGACGGCATCCGCATGCGTCGTAAGGGTCTGTTCGATCCTGAGCCCCTCGCCAACGCGATTGAGGCGGCGAAGGTCTTCCTTCTCAAGCTCTCGCGTGCCGCAGGCGGCGAGAAGATGAAGGCGCTCTACAACAGCGTCATATCGATGGCGGGGAACCTCGTCATGCGCCTGTCGGACGCTTACCACCTTGTAGGTGATCCGAATGTCGTCTACTGGTTGGAGGAGAAGCACGGACGCGGGAAGGGTACGAGGTTGTGCGCGAAGCCGGTCGACGTCTCTGCGCATCTTCGGCAGTTTCTCTTCAGGAGCGTGTCCGCAGAGTCTCTACACAAAGGGTTTCCTGACACGCCGCAGAGCGTCGTCATCACGAGCGCAACGCTGAGCACTGGCGGTAACTTCGACTTCATCGAGCGGGAGATCGGGTACGAGGGTGGCAAGACGCTTGAGCTTGACTCGCCGTTTGACTTCTCGCGTCAAGCGTTGTTCGTCTGCCCGGAGATGGAGAACACTCCGAGAGACAAGGGCTTCTGCGATGAGGTCGCGTGGCACGTCAACGAGCTGATCGAGGCGGCAGACGGGCGCGTGCTTGGTCTCTTCACGAGCTATCGGAATCTCGACGCGATGCGCGAGACCGTGAAGGACAGCAACGGCCGGAAGGTGCTCTATCAGGGGGACGCGCCGCGGACGAAGATGGTCAGACAGTTCCGCGACGAGCTGACGACGAGCCTGCTCGGGACGATGTCGATGTGGACGGGAGTGGACGTGCAGGGGGAGAGCCTTACTGCTCTTGTCATCGACAAGCTTCCCTTCCCGAGCCCGTCGGAACCGGTTATGGACGCGTTGAAGGAGATCCGGCCTAACAGCTTCATGACGGACTTTATCCCGCGGGCGACGATGATCTTCAAGCAGGGCTTCGGACGGCTGATCCGCTCACAGCGGGATTATGGCGTCGTCGTCGTGCTCGACCGGCGTCTCTTTGACAAGCCTTACGGTGGTCTCATCATGCGGTCGCTTCCTCCGTGCCGCCGGACGCGCAACGTCGGCGAGGTTGGCCCGTTCTTGAAGTATCACAGGGAGAAGTGATGCCGCGTCTGCAGCTGGGGCTCGTGGACGGCAACTACATGCTGCACCGCGCGCTCCACACGACGGTGTACCAGGAGATGAAGACGAGCGCAGGCGTGCATACGGGCGGCGTGCTCGGCACCTTCATGATGCTGCGCAACAGCATCCAGAAGCACGGCTTTACGCGCGTCATCATGGTGTGGGATGGCGTCCACAGCGTTCGCCGGCAGAAGATCCTGCCGGGTTACAAGGTGCGTGACGGCGGGAAGACGACGAAGCAGCGGGTGCTGTACGAGTCGCATCGCAAGATGTTCATGGAGCAGGAGAAGTGGGTCTGGCAGCTGCTGCCTTTGATGGGCGTCTGGCAGGTACGTCTCGCGAACCGTGAGGGTGACGATGTCATCCGTGTCATGACGGAGACGATCACGGGGGCCGACGTGTACGTTGTCAGCGATGACAAGGATATGCTGCAGCTCGTCACGCCGAAGGTGTCAGTGTGCCGGCCCATGAAGGGCGACGTCGTCACCTACGACAACTTTCACGAGATGTTCGGTGTGGGACGCTGCATTCAGCTGCTCCGCCTGATCGCGACCGGGGACGCCGTGGATTGCATTCCCGGCGCAGCAGGAGAGCGCACGGTCAACAGGGTGATGGCGATTCTCGACGCGATCCTCCGCGCGGAGGGTGTCGACGTGATGACCTTGCCAACACACGACGGGGAATGGAGCGGGCTGTTCGGACGTGTCATCGAGGTGTGCGAGCTGCTCGCCAGCTTTGACGTGCGCAACCGTCGGCACTACGAACGCCTTGCGGATGCGTGTCGCGGTTCGGGTGTCATGCAACGCAATGTCAACCTGATCGACCTCCGCCGCGAGGAGTTTTCGGTGCGGGAGAAGGGCCTTTTGGCCGATTACACATCTGAGGAGTCAACGACGTCGGCTGTCGTCACGGCGCCAGCGTCCGACGTCATGAAGATGCTGCAGCACTTCCACATCATGGAAGCGGCGAAGGCCACGGAGCATTGGGGCTCCACTATCGAACCCTTGCGGTACCTGACATGAAGCTTCTTGCGTACGGCGACCTGCACATCAACTTCCAGCACGCCGACTACATGGAATACCTGCAGAAGACGGTCGACGCGCTCATCGGAGAGATACGCGACCGGCGTCCCGACGTCATCGTCAACCTTGGGGACACCTTCAACACGTTCGGGATCATCGGCGCTCGCGAGCTGGTCTTCGCGCACGAGCTGATGCGGCGTATCGAATCGGTCATGAAGCCGGACGCGAAGCACATCGTGCTGCTCGGGAACCATGACGTCGGCGGGCCTGACCTGTCTGCGATCTCCGTGTTCGAGACGACGCGGACGCGCGTGGTTCTGCGTCCGCAACGGGTGGTGATCGGGACGCTGCGCCTTGGGGTGCTACCCTACGAGAAGGACGCCGACGAGGTGCGCAAGGCGCTCCCGACTCTCGGCTCTCTCGACCTCGCCGTCGGGCACATTGAGTGGGTCGGCCCGCGGTTGACGCCGACATGTTCTTCAGAGGCTGGCATCACGGTCGAGGAGTGGGCGGAGGTCCATCCGGGTGTCACGATCCTGAACGGGCACTACCACACCCCGCAGTACCGCCCGCCGCTCTACTGCGTCGGGTCTCCGCTCTTCATGAACTTCTCTGACGCTCGGTCGAACATCGCGCGTGGTTTTGCCTTGTGGGAAGACGGGCAGCTCGCGCAGATCCCTAACGCACACACGTTCCAGCTCGCGCGGATCGAGACCGACAGCGAGAACGAGCTGCGCACGCGGCTGGAGAAGCTGCACCCGGAGACGAAGGTGCGGATAACGTGCCCGAGGCACCTCATACCCGTGGTCGAGGAGTACCGCGAGAAGCTCATGTGGTGCCGCGTGAGCCCGTCAGACACGGTCGTCGCGCGACGGCTTGAGGAGATGGACATCAAGCTAACGTCGAGCGCTCAGGAGGCGATTGACGAGGCTGTGAAGGATGTGCAGGGGTTCGACTTGAGCCGCTTGTGCAAGGTTGGGCAGGAGGTATTCGGGCTATGAAGGTATGCGGGTTACGGAAGAAGTTCAAACCGAAGGACGGTTACCACGACTACGACGGTATGTGTGCGCACGGTCGGCAGATTCAGACTTCCTCAAGCTCGCCGTCGGACGCTTCGCGTTTCGTTACGTTCTCCGTCAAGGTGTTCAAATGGCGGCAGCGTCGGCAGGGAAAAGGGCTGATCCCGGGCAAGTGTATCGTGCGCCTTCGCGGGGCGCAGCGTGACAAGACGCTCGTGTTCAAGGAAGCCGAGCTGGTCTGTCGCCTTCTCGACATCGGTGAGTACAACGACAAGCGCAAGGTTATTACGGTCTCAAGATGACTCTTCTCTCCGGCATCTGTCTGATCGCGTCGCTGCTCATCTTCGGGGCGGTGTTGTGGCCGGTCACGTTCCCGCGTCGCTACTTCCGGTTCCCGTCCGTATTTCAGCTTCGGCTTTCGCTCCCGATGCTGTCGGCTAAGGAGCTATGCGAGGTGCAGCCGATGACGATTACGCTGGATGAGCCTTGTGCCGAAGTCTACTTCATAGACTTGGAGTACAAGGAAGAGGAGCTGCCGCGGGTGCCGCTGTACGAGCCGCCCGAGGGCTTCAGGGTGGAGGGGTAGGCGTGGTCGATATCAACGCGCTCGGGACGCAGGGCACACCTACGAAGCACCGCGATATGGACCGTTACGACGTGGAGCGCCTTGAGTTCATTCAGGAGCTTGACGGAGCGAACCTCGACGTGACGGACTGGGAGGCGGACTTTATCGACTCCAACCTCGACAGATGCATCCCGTTCACGCCTGCGCAGCGCGAGGCGGTCGTCAACATGCGGGACAAGTACGAGGGTCTGCTATGAGCCTGAAGCTGATAGGCATCGGCCACAGCAGCCGCGTCGGGAAGGACAGCGTTGCTCGCGAGCTTGCGTTGTGTGCGCAGCAGGACGGGATCAAGACGCAGGTCATCTCGCTCGCGTGGCTCCTGAAGGAGACGGCTCACACGGTCTTCCAGCATTACGGGCTGCAGCGCGGGGAGGTGTACGAACGCGGCGGGCTGTTTGAGGAGGTGCGCGCGAAGGCGCTACCGATCATCGGTCTCTCGCCGGTCGACCTCTGGATAGCGCTCGGGAACAAGGTCCGCGAAATCTACCCGTTGACGTGGGTGGACGGCGTCTACGCCATCGCGGCGCAGTACGAGGCTGAGCTGCTCATCATTCCGGATGTGCGGTTCCCGAACGAGGCGGGCTCTGTGCGTGCGGGTGGTGGTGTGCTCCTCCGCGTGAGGCGTCCGAACCAGATAGCACACAAGTCGGACAAGCACCTCGTGAGCTACGCTTGGGACTACGACATCGAGAACGTCGGCACGCTACCGGAGCTTGAAGCCAAAGCGCGCCACCTTTGGGAGATGGAGCTGCGCGGTCGCTGGCTCTGGAGCAAGGAAATCGTCGAATGAACTTCACGCGCGTGAACATCCGCAACTTCCTCAGCCTCGGGGAGGTCAACATCGACTTTGCGCCGGGGTTGCACCTCGTCACTGGCCGGAACCTCGACATGAATGGCGACGCGAACGGGGTGGGCAAGTCGGCCATCTTCGACGCTATCATGTGGGCGATGTTCGGCACGACGCGTGGGCTCGCGGACGACGTTATCAACAGGGCCGCCGGTTCGGACTGCAGCGTGAGCATCGAGATCGAGAACGGCTCAGGCCCGGTCGTCATCACGCGCTACCGGGGGCACGGGCAGAAGGGGAACTGCGTCGAGGTCGAGACGGATGGCACGAACGTGACTCCGCACACGACGAAGGAGACGCAACAGCTGATAGACCGGCTCTTGCCGGTGGGTGAGTCGGCGTTGCGGCATGCTGTGATGGTAGGGCAGGGCATGCCGCATCGCTTCCTCGCTCTTCCCGAGCGAGAGAAGCAGGAGATGCTATGCCGCGTCTCCGGGGTCGATCTTTACGACCTCGCGCAGGAGCGGGCACGGCAGCGCTATCGTGACGGCGAGAGCGAAGTCATCGACAAGCGCACGACAGTCGGGACGCTGCGGTCACATCTCGGTGCGCTTGAAGGTCAGCGCCATCAAGTAGCCGACGCGATCGAACAGCTTAGAATGGAAGGCAGTATTGCTGCGGTTGAGAGCAGCATCGGCAACGTCGACATCGAGATCAAGCGCATAGAGGCGCGACTGAAGAACGCGAGCGCGGACATTGAGAAGCAGCAGAAGAGCACGGCGCGCACGCGTGAGGCGGCGCGCGCGAGATACGATAAGACGCTTGCGGATGCTGATGCTGCGCTCGCTGTAGCGTCTGACGACATCGACGCGTTGACAGGGATGGGGAGGACCGCGCGGGAGCGCTTTGACAAGGCGCGCAACAAGCTGCAGAGCATGGACGTGACCATCGCGCAGTTCAGTGCAGAGACGCAGGCGTTGTGGACGCAGTTCGAGACGACGCAGAGAAAGCTCGACGTGCAGGTCGACAGCCTGCGTCACCTATCGGGTATGTGCCCGACGTGTCTGCAGCCCATTACGGGGGATCATGTAGAGAGGTGCGTCTCCGACATCGCGACACAGAAGCAGGACGCTTCGCTGGAGCACATCACAGAGTCGAAGCGCTGTGACCGGCGCCAGCAGGGCTTTGAAAGCGCACGTCGCGACGTTGTCGAAATCGTCGAAGAGCTGCAGCTCGGCTGTGCGGATGCGGATCACAAGCTTGAAGCGAACCGGACCATCGTGCGCGACCTGCAACGCAAGCGCGAGATTGCCTTTGACCTCGTGCGAGCATCTGTCAACCAGCGTGAGAAGGACAACGCTCAGTTCGACGCGCAGCTGCGCGCGATCACGACGCAGTCGGAAGGGCAGCTCACGCAGCTACAGCTCAAGAAGGACCAGCTTCGCGAGTCGGTTCGCGCCCATGAGGAGAAGCGCACATCGTTGAAGGCAACGATGGAGGCGAACGACGCGCTTATAGCTGAGCTGAGGGATGGTACCGTTCCCGCGGCTGAGAAGGCGCTCACTGACGCGGAGGATGGGCTGCGGTACTATGAGTTCTGGCGCTCGTCGGTTCCGCAGCTGCGCGCGTCTGCTGTGTCGGGGCTCATCACCTACACGAATGCGCGCATCTCCGAGTACATGGAGGAGTTGTCAGGCGGCGCCATCGGTGTCGAGCTGTATCAGGAGAAACGCGGGAAGGGCTCGCGCCTCCGTGCTGCTCTGCGCACAGACGGCGGGTCGTACGAGATGTCGAGCGGTGGTGAGCAACGGCGCATCGACCTCGCGGTGTACCTCGCGCTCGCTGACCTCCTGCAGTCTCTCAGTGGTCTCTCGTGCAACCTGCTCGTGTGCGACGAGATCACGGACGGTCTGAGCCCGGCAGGTAGTCGGCAGTTTCTGGACATGCTGCGGAAGCGCGCGGACAGCGGTATGTGCGTCTACGTGACGACGCACGACCTCTCCGTGAGGAACGCGGTGGGGTTCGACTCGGTGCTGTTTGTCGAGAAGAGCGATGGCGTGGCGGGGCTACGCGATGTTCCGAGCTGGTGAGAAGCTGCGGTTTCGGATGATCGAGTCGTGCCGGACAGAGCGCCGGTCTGTGAAGTATCGACGAACGACAGATGAAGGACTCGTTGAGGTAGAGGACCAGGACGGACGCACTCTCATCGTCCACGAACGCTACCTCTACCGTTCAGACGGGAGAACACCGGTCAGTGGCGCAGAAACAGAAGAAGGCGTCGAGGGGAAAGAAGGACAAGGCCGCTGAGCTGTTCTGTGAGAAGTGGCTCTACTTCCTCGGTTTGGAGCACGTGCATCGCTACCGGCGGGCGGCTGCAGGGCTGACCTTTTCCTTCGCGCACGATCTGTTCGGCGCCATCGACTTCCAGAGCCTCATACCGGCGTCCTTCGCGCCGTTCGCGCGACCTCGGGCGATGTTTCGGCACTGCACCATGAACGGTAGCGCGACGGGGGTATGGCTCATCCAGATGACGACGCAGGGGGGTCGCACGGAGCGCCGCCGAAAGATCGAGAAGATCCCGTGGCCGCTTCACTGCCGTATCGACCTCATGACGCACGAGGTCGTTCCTGATCCCGCGCATCGCGGCCGGCGGTTGAGCTATTGGCGTGTTGAGGAGTTCTCGCTCATGCCGGTTGACCTGTCGGACTTTCCGAGCGGGCGCACATGGCTTGACGCCTTCGCGTTGCCGATCAATGCAGTTGCGGTCGAGGCGCATGCGAAGGGGCGTAACGCGCAGAAGAAGGCAGCGAAGGCGAGGAAGGCGAAGACGAAGGCGAAGGCGAAGGCGAGGAAATGATGGACGCTACCGACCTGACAATCCCGAAGGCCGTCTACCGTTTGGGCTCGATGCCAGACGTAGCGCGTGCTGCGCTTGCTGTGGCTGTGCAGGAGCACGCGATTTCGGCAGACGCTGGGATCATCTTTTACGACGGGCTCAAGGCGCTTGACGACGACAGCAGCGTCGTCGTGGCTGCGCTCTGTGTGGCGATGTACTCGAAGGGGTTGTTTCGCGAGGGTTTCGCTCAGGCGGCGTTGCTCTCAATGCGGCGCACGGAGGCGGTTGTAACACCATCGTCTGCTCCTGTGCCTCCTAAGAAGAAGCGTAAGAGCGCCCGAGGTCTCCTGCCGTTCCGGCGTCTCCCGAAGGCAACGGAGGACCGCGCGACCTTCGTGATGCAGTGGGCGCGCGAGAGCGGATTGTCGGGAGGGAAGTACCCGCTCGACATGCTCGAATGGAAGACGGGCACCATCAACTGGGATGCGTCGGAGGTCTACACGTACGTCAAGGGCACGATGGAGTGGTTCATCTACGCCGCTCTCATCGTCGGGCCGCGCACGTATGACGAGCTTCTCGACCTTGAGTTCAGGAACGCGAGCCTTCGCGCCATTCAGGACGACGTCGACTACGCGCTCAAGCGCATCATGGTAGAGCCTTCCTGGCTTCCTCCCGGGGCCGGCGAGTACGGAGACAATCCCGACACGGGGAAGATGTGGATCACTCGTGACGACCAGCACGCCCTCTACGAGTCCCTTCCTTGGCGACGTAGCGCTTGACTCGGTCGAGGTCGACGATCGGGGTATCTCGTATTGCAACCACGTGTCGTACCACCTCTACCGGTTCTACGTCGCCGGGCTCGCAGGACCGAACACCTACCTCGGTTACGCCCGTCGCGGTGTGGTGAAGTGGCTGCAGCTGACCTTTCCGAACCTGACGCATGAGCAACGTGAAGACGCGGTGCAGCGTGCTCTCGTGAGCGTCTGGGATGCTGCCTCTCGTGGTCGCCTCCCCGACGGTCATCCTTCCCGGTACGCCCGTTACGTCATCCGCATATGCCAGACTTCGGTTTACGCGACGCTCAGGGACAAGTACCTCAAGCCGGCGACGAGCTTTCTCGGGGAGAAGGGATGGCGCGGGACGACGGCGACCCGCCTTGCGAGCGCGGAAACGATCGCGTTCATTCACGAGCTACCGGGGCACCTCATGAAGCTCGTCGTCGAAGGGGACCGTTTTCAGGATCGGCCTGAGGCAATCTGTTACGTGGTGCGTTGTCTGTGGGATGACGACGAGCCAGACCCGCAGACGATCCACAGCTTGGGGGTGCCTTTCGACGGGTTCTTCGTCGAGCACGTGACGTTGCGCCTACGCACCATGCTCTACAAGCTTCGGGGGACGATTGAGGTGTTTGGGAAGGGTGACGACCTCAAGATGCTACTCGCGTTCGAGGCGCCTGAGGAATGAAGAGCATCGGCCTTTACCATAAGCGGTACCTCGACATAGTGACGGTGTTGCTCGTCGATCGGGCTGACGATACGCACCTACCCGAGCTGTACGACGTGTTCGGCCGAGAGGCGCTGTCGAAGTTCCTTGAGCTGTTCGCCGGCATGACGATCAAGGTTCCGACTCGGGAGGAGATCGAGGATTCGGTGCGGAACGTGAGCATCTACCTGCAGCTCTATCGCACCACGAAGGGATCAAAAGCTCGTGTGATTTATGACATCGCGCGGCACTATGGAATGGTGACAGACGACGTCAGGCGGATATACTATCGTATGGAGAAACGACTTAGGGGAGTTGACTTGGAATGTCTGCTGCAGAGCCGCCCGTGAGACAACCGCACCCCGTGTCGCAGTCGCTTCGCACACTGGAAGACCTGACTGCCGCGCTGGTGGATGGTCGGCCGCTTCCTCGTAGGGTCCGCCGCGACGTACAGGATCGTGCGAACCAGCGGGAGCGCACGCAGTTGTTCATGGGGGTGCTTGGGAACCACAAGATGAACAGGCTCATGCGCTTGTACAAGGCGCTTGACCTGGGCCTTGAGTACATGACGGACCCGGATCATCTTGCGTCGCTGCGGGAAAACCCGCAGGAGCTGCGGCGCCACGTCGAGACGCTCCACAACTTCGAGCGCGACGATGTCGACTTCCTCGAACGGCTCATGTCGCCGGCAGCGATCACGAAGCACGGCTTCAGCGGGAACCTGCAGCAGACCTTCAACACCATCTTCCATTCGCCCGCCGAGGGCGAAGCGCTTCCCGGGGAGGACATCTCCGTCACGGCGCGGCGCACCATACAGGCGACGATGCAGGCGATACTTGGGCTCGCGGAACGTGGTAAGCTGCCCGAGCCGGCGCACACGGACGAGCAGGAGGTCCGTGCAGAGGTTCTACGGAGGCTGATGGAGGATGACGATCGAGAGGTCGACGCCGAAGCTGCGTGAGGATCTGAGCCGACTTCTTGACCGCATCGTCGAAGCCGCGGACAACCAGGACAAGCGCACCGTCCGTTCGTGGTTCGAGAACGTCAAGCACCTCAGCTCCGAAGAGCAGGGCGTTCTCGTAGACGTCCTGATCGAGCTTCGGGATAAAGGCAACTCCGCTACGCTTGACGCTCTATGGGAGCTGGACTACCGCGTCCGGCCCGTGGATATCAAGCAGTTCCTCGAAGACGACTACTACTTTGGGCACGTCGGCAGAACGCTCTACCCCGCGTGGAAGACGGACATCATCTACGTCTGCGGGTACGGCTCGCCTGTCGCCGAGTGGGTGCTGACGGGTGCCATCGGCGCGGGGAAGACCTACTCCGCGCTTGTCGCGACTGCCTACAAGCTGTACATGCTGTCGTGCCTTCGGGAGCCGCAGGTATACTACGGACTCGCGAGCGGTACTGAGATCGCCTTCGGCTGCTTCAACGTCACGCTGCGCAACGCGGCGAGCATCGACTTCATCCAGATGCGGAGGTTCTTCGACGCGTCACCCTACTTCAAGGAAAGCTTCCCGCGCAAGAAGACGAAGGACACGCGCATTGAGTGGCCGCAGTCGAACCTCTTCGTGCAGGAGGGGTCGACCGAGATTCACGCGCTGGGTTCTAACCTGTTCTCCGTGCTCATCGACGAGATGAACTTCATGCGCAAGCTCCGCAACCTGCCGAAGGGTGAGGACGCGAAGGAGCGAGATCAGGCATACCAGCTCTACAACCACACCAGCCGCCGCATCAAGAGCCGCTTCGCGCAGCATGGCTGGTGTCCTGGGCTTGCATGCCTTGTCAGCTCGCGGCGCACGCAGTCGAGCTTCCTTGAGGAACACCTGCGCTCGATGAAGGGCAGCCCTGAGCTTCACGTCAGCGACTACTCGCTGTGGGACACGAAGGGGCGCGACAACTACTCACCAAAGAGCTTCCGCGTGGCGGTGGGCAACCGGTACCGTAGCAGTAAGCTGCTCGACCGCCATGACCTCAAGAGTGGCAAGCTAATCGAGACCTTGGAGCCGGCAGAGAATCAGCCTGTTGTCGAGGTGCCGATGGACTTCTACAGCGACTTCCATCGCGATATTGAGGGCGCGCTGCGCGACGTCGCCGGCATTCCGACCTTCGGCGAGTCGCCGCTGATCCATCGTCCTGAAAGCGTCTACGCGTGCATCGACAAGACTCGCCGTCATCCTTTCTCCGTTGAGCAGGCGACGCTGCCGCTCAACGATCCTGCGGCTGACCTCTTGCAGCTCATCAACTGGACCGCGCTCGTCTACATCGACAAGAGTGCATACCGCATGAAGCTGCGGGCCGCGGAGCCGCGTGTCATTCATGTTGACCTCGGGCTCACCGGCGACTCGGCGGGCATGGCGATGGGGCACCGCTTTGACTACTACACGTACACGAAGCACGACCCGATCACAGGTATGGTGGTCGAGGAGTTCCGTCCGAAGATATGGATGGACTTCATGTTGCGTATCGTGCCGACGTTTGGTACGCAGATCGACTTGACGAAGATTGTCGCCTTCATCCTCAACTTGCGCAACTTCGGTATCCCTCTCATCAAGGTGACGTTCGACGGGTGGGAAAGCGCGATGGCGGCGCAGATTCTGCAGAAGGCCGCGCAGGTACCTCGTGACTCCCGCCGGCAGGCGAACCGGAAAGACCCGCTCGCGGACATCGGTGGCTTCAGGGGTGCAGGTATTCTGTCAGTGGACCGGGACGACCGCCCGTACATGATGCTGCGCGACACCATGACATACAACGCGCTCAACATGTACGCGTACCCGCCGTTCATCGACGAGGTCATAGCGCTTCGTCACGATGTCGAGAAGCGCAAGGTCGACCATGAGCCTGGTAAGAGTAAGGACGTGTGTTTTGTTGGGGACACACGGGTACGACTACTTGATGGTTCGTCTCCAACACTGAAGGAGCTATCGCAGCGTGACGGACCGTTCTACGTCTACACGATTCGACATGGGCGTGTCAGCGTGGGGAAGGCAACGTCGGCTCGCAAGACGCGAGAGGTGGCACGCGTACTCCGTGTGACGCTTGACAACGGTCGCGACGTAGTCTGTACTCCGGATCACCTCTTCATGCTTCGGGACGGCAAGTACAACGAGGCACAGTACCTCCAAGCCGGGGACAGCCTCATGCCTCTCTACACGAGGATCAGAGGTGATGGTTCGCTACCTGGGTACGAAGAGTTCCTGCACGTTGACGATGAAAGCTGGGATTACGTTCATCGGATGGTGGGGCAATGGAAAGAGTCACGTGCGTACCCGCGACGAGGTATG